ATGGCAATAAAAACAACACCTTTAAGTGATACAGAAGTACGCACTGCTAAGCCTAAAGAAAAGCAGTATTCGCTGTATGATGGCGACGGTTTAGAGCTGCGAATTTCACCTGCTGGCAGCAAACGCTGGATGCTGCGCTACAAGCGCCCTCACCTTAATAAGCCTAACGTTATTAAAATCGGCAATTATCCCGAAACCAGTTTGGCAAATGCCAGGAAGATTCGCGCCGAGTACCGCGAACTGCTGGATCGTAATATCGATCCGCAAACTCATGCTGAACAACAAAGCGAAGCTAAGCGCCGGGAGCTATCCACCACTCTGGCTGATGTGGCTGAGAAATGGTTTACCGTTAAGTTTTCCAAGGTTAGTGACCGGCATGCATTTAATATCCGGCGCAGCTTTGAATCACATTTATTCCCTGATCTTGGTAAACGCGCCGTCACAGATTTGACGGCCCCATTGGTGATCGAAACACTAAAGCCTTTGGAAGCTGCCGATAAAGCTGAAACATTATCCCGTGTTTGTCAGCGCCTGAATGAGCTGATGACCTGGTGCGTGAATACCGGCATTTTGCAGCACAACCCGCTGGCCGGTATTAAAGCTGCGTTTATTACTGCCAAACCCGAGAATATGCCAACCCTTAAACCTGAGCAGTTGCCGGAGTTGATGAAGGCGCTTAGCTTTGCCCAAATCCGGATCCAGACGCGCTGCTTAATAGAGTGGCAGCTGCACACTATGGTTCGGCCATCGGAAGCGGCCGGTGCCAGATGGGATGAAATCGACCGGGAGCAAATGCTGTGGTGCATCCCTGCAGAACGGATGAAAAAAAAGCGCGAACATAAAGTACCGCTCACTGAGCAAACCTTAGCGCTACTCGATTATATGCAGCCCATATCTGGCAGAACGCCGTTTATCTTCCCCAGCGAACGCAACCCGGGGCGACCGACTCACTCCGAAACAGCTAACCGTGCATTGCAACGGATGGGTTATAAAGGCATATTGGTATCACACGGTTTGCGCGCACTGGCCAGCACCACATTAAACGAACAGGGTTTTGATCACGATGTGATCGAGGCCGCACTGGCCCACCAGGATAAGAACCAGGTGCGGGCAGCTTATAACCGGGCAACCTATCTCGATCGGCGTAGGGTGTTAATGCAGTGGTGGAGTAGCCATATTGAAGAGGCCGCTACCGGCAAAATGGTTATGGCAGGTAAGCGTGGATTGAAGGTAATTTAATAAAGGATAGAAAAAGTGACTAAGGATCGGGTGATTTGGCTTGGCTGCGCGCTTCTTATTTTAGTAGGGTTTGTTCTTGGAGCAAATCGCGATCTTTTTACCAATATAAAAATCACCGACTGGTTGACATCTATAGGCACTCTCGGAGCTGTGTTTGTTGCTCTCTGGACTGTAAATGAAAATCACAGGCAGGATACTTACAAAATTAAAGCTGGTGTAAGAATCACATTAAAAAAAACTGGCGTACAGTTTGCCGATGAATCACGTTCTTTTTATGATGATAAAAAGACGGTTGTTAAACTCAGAGTATCTAATACTGGAAAAAGACCAATAACTTTAGAGTCATTGCTAGTTAATTATGGCGAAGGAAAATCAGTAAGAATCCCTTTTACAGTAATTGAGGTCGGAAAATCAGACCGGTATCCAATACTTGAACCAGGTGCTTTTTTTACGAAAAACTTTGAGTATTACGATACTGATTTATCAGTTGATGAAGCAGTCAATGCTAAATATCTTGTAGTTGATGCTAATGAGAAAATGCATAAGGCTGAAGTGATAGTAGATCGTAAATAAATTTTTTATGATTACTATCATGGGGTGTCAGGGGTCGTGGGTTCAAATCCCGCCGTACCGACCATTTAAAGGCCTGTTGTAAAACAGGTTTTTTTGTTTTTAAATGCTGCAGACGTCCAGACCGCCCCAAATCCACCCCAATTCCGCTCCAATATACAGTATTCCGGTTTAAGTGCATTCTGCCGCGATAACTGCCTTTTCTGGCAGCGGGTGCAGCAGTGGCGCGATACCCTCTGATCTGCCGTTAAGCCACCAGTCTGCATGCTCGAATGGAATGATCACCGGCATGCGGTGATGGTATTGCTGGCAGTATTTGTTTGGTGTGGTGGTTAGCGTTACCGCGGTAGGTTCTTCGGCGTAGATGCCGGCTGGCCAGTACAGTGCGGCCATAAACATTGGCAGGTGATTACTGGCGGTAAACAGGTATTTATGTTTGCGGCCGGTGTCGTCGGATTTCCATTCGTACCAACCAGAGCAAGGAACAAGCGCGCGGTGAGCTTGAAAAGCTGGTTTCCATAGCCGGCTGGTTGCCATCTTTTCTGCCTGGGCGTTAATAAGCAGTCGATCTGACCATTCAGGTTTAATACCCCAGCGGCAATTAAGCTGGCCGGTGCCGGTAATGGTGGTCAGTTCCTGCGTTGGCCGCAGGTCCTTGTTGGTTTTAATGCTTAGCTGAATCCCCAGCTGTTCGCACAGATCGATAACTTCAGGGCAATCGATAACGTTTAATCTGCCGCACATAAACTGCGCCTCGAATTGATATTTGCTAATTAATCTAGCACCATTTCAACATCCGATTCGCTGTTTGCAATCAATTTAGGCATAAAGGCGAGGCCGATGCCCCGCCCCATAGCTTAACTACGATTTGTTAATACCCAACGCCTGGGTAATTTCTACGAGCAGATCCCAGTACAAACTGAATATTGCCGAGGCATATCCGGGGCTGGTAGTCTCTGTAAACGATTCGTGGGTTGTCAGAACGAACGCCAGGGCCTCTAATTGCCTCAAACGCGCGGTGACAAGATCTTGTTCATCAATACCAATATTTGCTATGCTCATTGAGCCTCCATTATCCCGCTAGTGGTTGCCGCCTGGCAGATGGTCCAGATCTGCCGGGCGATTTATACAGAGCTCGTGCCCTGCCACATAATAAAAACACAGAAAATTCAGAAATAAAACCCAGCAAAAACCCGCCTAAAAACTCGCTAATCGAAATTTCAGATTAAGCGTATCTTATTGATATAACAATAAAATCCATATTGGAAAACTAGCGGCCTTGCTGTGAATCCTATTGCACTATCAATAAAATACATTCTGGATGGTAAGTATTTATAAATTAATGACTTTTTTAATAACCAATTGACGATATGTCTTTGATAAACTGCGGTAATAATCCATTAATGACAGCAAGAACTGATGTCCAAAATGGATAATTTGCGTCCATTTTGGAAACGTGACTTTTAATCTGTTATCAATCAAAAAATTCCATAAAAAATTTTTATAAATTTTTCAATTCATAGCTCAGATGGCGTTCTCCGGCAGGTTTTTTTCGGATATAGCTGAGGTGGGTAATGTTGGTTTTTGTCTGCAGGTAGCGGATCAATTCTTTGATACAGGCTGGCGATACACTGCCAGATAGCCCCTGAATCTGGGCGGTGCTGCCAAAATAGGTGATGGTGTAAGCTGCATGGAAGGTACCGTTTTTCTCTTGCGTCCGGTAAATTTCTGCAACAACTTGAGCGCCCACAGGAGCCCCCTTATTCCTCTGCTAATTTTTTTAAATCATTGGCGAGTGCAAGTAACTGCTCTCGCGTCAATGTAACACCAAACGCACCCGAACCGTCCTCTAGCAGAAATTGCCCCTTATCATCTTTTTCAATTTCGAATATGCGGCCATAGGTTACAGCTTCTAAAATCGTTTCATACTGCTGCTTTCCCTCCCACGTTTCTACTGTAAACATGCGGAGCTCCTTTATTAAACGTCGATCTGATAAAACGGCAGGTCAGCCGCTTGGCCGAGTATACGGCCGTCCTCGATATATGCACGGCTGTCGACGGCTACGCCCTGCCCCAGAACGGTAATAAAACTGCCGGATAATAGTTGTACTGTGCTGGTGCCGTCAGCGTTGTGGCTGGTAACGGTGCCAATGGTTCTGGGCTGGCTGGCGGTTAGGCCGCGCAGGCGCTGATAATTGTTAGTCATAACTGCGGATCACCCCTATTTGCTGGCGAACTGTCATGCTGCCATCGTTACCGCGGCTGGCGGCAATATTGATGCTATCGACCAACCCCTTATAAATATCGGTTTGCCAGGTAACACCCAGCAGCATGCCAGGTAAACAGGGTGGCAGATCCGGCATAATCGGCAGCGTAATGCTGTACTGCTCTTTGCGGCCACAGTCCGCGAGTATTGCGGTGCCGCGCTGGCGGGCGGCTTGTTGGTCGGTAATAATGGCGTCTACTACATCGGGCGCCAGCAAATCACCCGCGCTGCCGGTGCGCCGCACCTTGCACTCTACGCCTTGCTGTTCACCGCGCACAAATACAGCATTAAACAATGGCGTATTCGCCGGGCTGCTGTTGTAACTGATGATCACGTTGTCATGTATGGCAACATCCGGTACCGCCAGCGCCATGGCCCAAGGTACCACTGGCCACTGCGGTTTTACGTGCAGGGTGTTTGTTTCGCCATCCGGATACAGCATACCGCCAATACCCGCTACGATCTGGGCAATAGCTTCAATCGGCGTTTTATTCTGATAGCTAAATACATTGGCTGGCACGTTAAAGGCTGTCATATCAAAATCGACTGTCCAGCCGGATCCGGTCAGTTCATCGCTCATTAGTGCTACTACGTTTTTGGCTGTGGTATTGGTATAACTGCGCGCCGGTACATTGGGTGCTGCTAAGGCAGCAATACTGCTGCGGCCGCTTATACTCCAGCTGCTCTGGCCAAAGCTGTGGCTCATGCTGCCCTCTTCGGCTATGCCGTAAAACTCATAACCGTTGATTAGCAACTTAAACAGTTGCGGGCCACCGGCTAACAGGCGATCACGATCAATACGGCTGCCACAGCTCAGGTTAATTGTCGCGGCCCAGTTACTGCGACTGATTGACCAGGTAGCGCTAACAATGTTGATCTCCTGGTTATCGCTCAGGCGATAGCAGCGTAACTCTGGCTGCATGATATAGCTCCTGCGGCGCGGTGGCCGGATGGGTTTTGTTGTGTCTATGGTTGGTACGTCGGGCGATGGCGGGATTAGGCCGCCGCCGATGTCCAGATCGCAAATTATTGGGTTATTGGCGTTGCTGAAGCGCAGCGTTACGCTGCCAGCGGCTGGCTGGGCCGGATCCGCAAACTGCAGCACAACGCGGCCAACCGGTGGCCGGTAATCTTGGGTACAGATGTAAGTGGCTGGCCTTGGGCCATAGGGCAGCCGGTAGTAGCGGGTAATGTCGCCGCCGTTGCGCCAGAGCAGATCATACCTCTGGCCAGTGATACCTGGGTAACGATAGCCGGTGGTTAGCTGTTGCTGCTGGATAGCAGTTCGGCGCCAAACGGCCTGCCAGTGTTGCTGTTGTACCGGCGCTACCCGCCAGCTTGTGCCTTTAACCTGCTGTTGCAGTGGTAGTTGCTGCCAGCCAGTTTGCAACTGCTGGTTGATTACCGGCAGCACTTGCCATAGCGCACCGAACTGACTTGTAATTACCGGAGGTAAACGCCAGTTGGCCGTGGTTTGCAGCGTAGTTGGCGCCCCGGCGCTATAGCGGATCTGCACTGTGGCGGTAATGTCGTTACCCGAGCGCCACTTGGTATGCGGTTGGTTTTGCTGCAGTGTAGCGCGGCGATAGCGGGTTGCCAGGGCCATAATGGTATTTGGCAAGAGGTCTGGCGGTGGGGGTGGTGGCGGTGGCGGCGGTGCACCCTCAAAATACAGCTGTAACGGGCTAGTTGTGCCGCTATTTTCGCTTTCAAACCGCAACACCACAGCAGACAACGAAGCCCCATACTTTAACTGTATAGGGCTGGTGCTACCGTTATTGACACTACTAAACCGTAGCTGCGTCATGGATTAGTGGTTACCGTTCGGGCGTCTACCAACTGGGCCTGTACTTTATCGTTGCCGACTATGTTGTAGCTGGGTGAGCCGGAGTCGTCAAATATCATAACTAACAGGTTATTGCTGGTTGCGTATTCAATCGGCACCACCAGCTTCGCTGGGTTAGTTGGCGGTACTGGGCCGTTCCAGATTGTGGAAAGACTCATACGGTCGACAACACCGTAACGCTCGGCTGCGGGGTCAAAATCCAACTCTAATAGTGCAGCAGGTAACGGCTCTGCCGGGGTATCCCAAAAGCTAGTTAAAAGGATCATACCAATCACCACTCGCTTGAATTAGTGCAGAGCATGAGCCAGCACTGTTTGGGTTTGGTATGCCGTGATAATTTACACCCGCCTGCAACTTAACAAGTGGTAAAATTTCACCATGTCCGAAATTACTGTAGGTAACGAGTAGTCCGGGTAAAACTCCACGGAGGGCGGGTCTAATTAAACTGTCTCTAATGGGTATACCCAGTCTATCTGTTGGGCTACTTTGATTTGGAAAATTAAAGCTTGCTGTTGAAGCTATTGATACGTTATGGAATATCAAAGGGTGTGCATTTGCTGCAATTATATTTCCGCTTCCAGGGGATTGCATAGCTACTGAGGCGTAACCGTAAGTTTGAAAACTGTTGAAATTGTCTGCATCCCACAACGTTATAGCTGCGCCTGATGAATATGCGGTATTATTAATGTTATTCAGATTTCTAAGGGATTGTGGGTTCGAGTTATCGCCAGCGGAAGTAATTTCGTGAAACATTACAAACTTACCGGCATCTGTAGGAATTACAGAAAATATATCACCAGCATAAAATGACGGTCTGTTCTCTGAATTATTGACCAAACCGTTACCGTTAGCATTGATATTAGAGCCAAAGCTATAAAAATAAAACCCAATACTTGTACCAATTAAAACCCATTTTCCCGTATTTGTGGCCATATCAAACCTGGCTGCAGTCAGCCTACCCTGACCAGTCACAACACCTAATTCGCTTATTGATTTACAAGAGGTGAGCCTAATAACCGTATTATTAACATCCGTATTTGTATTACTATAAAAATACGCACTGCCACCGCTACCACCAGCTGCAACATTATTACGCCAGGCTGCTTTAAAGTTAGTCGGGTCGTAGAATGAGCGGGTCCAACCAAGTGGCACTTTATCACCATAACCCTCTACTAAACACTTGTGCAGAATATTAAAAAATGACGATATCTTGCCGTTGTCTAACTGCGGCGCACCCGGATCATCCCACCGATAAACTGTTACTGGATATGAAGCCATCTAATAAATCTCCTTAATCCGCATTACCGCGGAAATGTAATCTGATTGAATCCTGCTCAATTTGGCTATGGCCGGCGCTGACGGAGCGCAGCAGTACCAGTGGTTTTGCTGCGGCTTCGGTGTTAAACCTTACGCACTCGCCGAAGTTCCAGCCGCCGCCCCAGCCCTCTTTGCGGATAACAAAATAGGGTTGCAGGGTGTTAGGGTTAATTGGGGCGAAGTCGTTAAGCGTGTCGCCGCTGGCGATAAGGCCGAGGCCCTCGCCGATGCAGTTAAAGGCGGTTGGGCTGGTGAATACGATTACCCAGCGCTCGTTAATAGCGCTTTGGTTCTGCACTTCGATGGGGTAGTTCAGCTCATTAAAGTTGCCGGTGGCTGGGCTGCCGGTGATTGTGTCACTCCAAACGTTTTCCCACGCTGTCATATCAAACAGCACATTCGCTGCAGCTTGCAGATTACCCAGCACCTGTACGCTGCTGACTACACTGCCGGCTGGGTAGCTGCCCTCGATGGGTGTGGTTAATACCAGCTGGTTGTCGTTAACCTCTGCCACTAATGCCAGTTCGCCTATGGTGTCGGTTACCTCAAATGGGCCGGTAAAGGCGCTGGCATCCACAATGGTTACTACGCCGGTGGTTTTGTTGTAGCTGTAGTGCGCATCCAGCGGGTGCCAAAGCGAGGCTCCAGTACTGTCGACGATATCGATAAAGGCCCCAGGGCGCTGATTAAGCGTATTGCCTGGGTTTAGATCTGATACATCGCTGTACTGGTTGTGGGTGATGCTGACTACGCCAAATTCGCGGAATATCGGCACAGCGCCACCGTTGGCTATACGCAGCTGGTTAATGCTGTACAGGCTGGCTGGCGGGGTTAGTTGCGTAATCTCGTTAATATCGTAACGGATAGACGATTGCATAACCGGTGCGGTAAATGTCAGGCTGACAACGCCATTAACCAGGGTGCCGCTAACACCGGTACCGGTAATAATACCGCTGGCGTCGGCGCTGGCACTAACCAGGCCACCGGCCTGCAGTTCGGCGGTGATATATAGCGAGTCGGCCTGATACTGGCTGTAGGCTAAAACAAAGTCAGCAGTGCTTACTACGGCATCGGCTGCAGCGGTGTTGGCGAGTATGGCGGTGTAAACCAGATCGCTGTAGTTGTTGTAGTAAGTAATAGCGCCGGTATCAATGTTAATTTCGGCGGCCAGCTCGCGGCCTGAGTTGCCGTTTACAAATAACTGGTTTACCGGTGCGGTGGCTACGGTATAAACACTACGGCGTAATGCTGTTGCGTTGTTTAGTGCTGTACCAACCAGCGTTGCTGGTAGCAATTGCCGATCGGCAGGCCAGGCGGTGGTGCTGCTATATTTTTCGTAGGCGTTGGTACTGTAGTAAAAAACGGATATATCAGAGCCCTCTAACAAGTTGCGGCTGTATGATCCACCAGTTTTGATCAGCGGGATGGTAAAGCTTAGTACGCCACTAACATAATTTGTTATTGGCACAATCATGTTACCCGGCGCACCATTAAAATAAATAAAGTTCACATAAATAGATGTATCAGCCAGCGTGCCCGTAGCATTTAGGATGTCGTCAATCTCAAGTGAATATGAGCTACCAGTTGCCAGATAAGTGGCCTTTTTGCGTGCTAACCCCAGCTCTGAAACAAAGGGCGTATTATTGCTGCGCTCTACGATAGAAGTTAACTGCGGCAGTATCGAGCCAATCGTTTTAGCAACTGGCAACACAGATGCCTGCTCTACTGCAGCGGTTAAGCGGGTAACACCGTGGTAGCTTACATTGTCGTTTAAGTTGGTTCGGCGCAGCCGGGTTACGCGGGTTTGGCCGTTAACTGAAACGCTTGGCCCCGGTGTGTTAAAGGGCATTGGCGGTTCAAATACAATGTTGCCGTTGGTGTTGCTAAGCACCTTGGCGTAATGCGTAAAGCGTGGGTAGTCTACGCTGGCCGTGCCGGTATATTCGACGGCAATAGCAATAATTCTGCCAATGGCCAGATATACGTTGGTTGATTCACCGCTTACGGCATTGTTCAACAGGTCGGTGCTGGGGATAGAGTTTTGCCCGGCCAGCATTCCGCTTAATCCGCTGCGTAGCAGTTGGCCAGCCGTAACACCTGACTCGATAGCCTCGACAATATTGCTGCGCACACTGGCATCGGTTACGCCGGGTGCTTCAATCAGCATTACATCAACTTTTGGATCTTCCGGCGGCTCGTTGATTAGCACATGGGCATCTTGCAGCAGCTGGGTGTTGGCCGTGCTGACGCCTGGGTAAATTTTAACGATGTCGACGGCGCTTTGGGCGTGGTCGATGGCGCTGATATTGCCGAATACCTCATTCAGCTGGCCGTTCGCTACTTCGTTGGCCGTGCGCTGGCCGCCGGCGTTGGCGTTTTGCGTCATGCGCTGGCTTTTAAATATTTTTAAGTCGGTTCTTAGCATGGTGCGACCTTAGGTTACTTATAATTTGATCAGCCGAAGCTGCACGTTAACCATCCAGCTGTTCGCTGTTGGGTACGTTTCGCGGGTTAGGTATTCGGCTTGCAGCGGCTGGTTGCCGTAGTCCCACATGGCGGTGTGGCTGCTGCCATCCGGCAGGGTTACGTTAAAGCTGGTTAAGCCCTGTCGAATATGGGCCAGTAGCGCGTCCACTTTGCTTTTGCGGATCCAGTGGTTGCCGCTGTTTAAAATAATGGGCTCGCCGGCCTGCATTTCGGCCATTTCTACCAGCAAGGCGCCGTTACTGGCGTATTGGGTATTAATGCGGTGCCCGGGCCAGTAGCCATCGATGCGCTGAAAATCATCGTCCAGCACAATGGTGTCGATCAGCATAGTGTCGTTCTCGTTGTGTTATCAGGCAAAAGGCTTATAGCGAGGTACTGCGGGCGCGTTCTATTTGCGCAAGCAGGCGGTCGGCTTCGTTTTGGTTCATTTCGGCGTTATAGCTGCGGCCTTGTAAGTCCAGTACCAGGCGCACGGTACGGCTGGTGCCGGTTGTGCTGCTACTTGGCGTGGCGGCCGGTACAGCCTGTGGCACTGTTTGCCGCACAATAGGCGTAACATTGTTGCTGGCAGCCGCCGTTGTTTGCCGGTTTTGGTCGTTACGCTGCTTTAAATCTTCGGCAGCCTGCTGCTGCTTAATTTTGTAGATTTGCTCGGCCAGTTTTAACGCTTCGCGGGCTGCCTCAACTGCAGCACGATCGCCGCTGGCTTCTGCAGCTTTGAGTTTTTCACGCAGTTCAGCTGTTTGTTGCTCGTAGCGGCGCTTCTCGATAGCCGCTTCGTTGTCATTTAGGCGATCCAGTTCGTCCTGCAAGCTACTAACCGTGCCCTGCAGCTCTTCGCGGAATGACAGTAAGCGGCGCTCGGCATCGGTGATGGCTTGGCGTAGAACGCGCATTTCATTGTCGCCAAGCTCGCGAAAGCCGCGGTCAACTTGTCGAGTAATGTTAGCAAGCTGTGCCATTGTTAAAGCACTATCACCTAACTGCTCAGTCAAGCGGCGCATTAACAAGGTTTCGTTGATAATGGTGCGTTCACGGGTAAAAGCGGCATTACTAGCTTTGGCTAACTCAGTCCACCAGATATTGGTTACCCGGTTGTTTTGCACAATAAAGCTATTTAGCTCATTTACACGCTTACTGAGCTCTTCAGTAGATTTGTCTGCCAGCTTAAACTCTGATTGCAGTGCCTGCTGCGCATTAGCAAGCAAACTGATATAGCGTGTTGCTTTGCCGGTGCTTTCGGCAAGATCTTCTAACCGGCGTTGCTGCTCGGCTAATGACAGGTTTGTGTTACCCGTTTCGGCCTGTACTTCTTTTTCGCCATCACTTAAACCCGCAAGCATCCGCTGAATAATGCCAATAACTTCGGCATAGCGTTCGCGCTGTTGAATATACTCCTGGGCGCTGATGCCGTCTGCTTTGTATAGTTCGTCGAGCGCTTCCATCTGCTCGGTATATTCAGCCAGTTTTGCCTGCAGCTTGGTGTAGGTACCCGCCTCAATTTCTTTTATTTCATTAAGACGTTTGGTTTGCTCGGCGAGTTTGCGCTCAGCTTCAGCTAGATTTTCTGCCGCCGCGGCTTTTTCGTCTGAGCTGGCACTGCTGCTATCCAGAGTTTTGCGGTAATCCTCTATTTGCTTTTTGGTGTTTTCCAGCTCAGACTGGCTGCCTTTTAAAGCACTATTCTGTTTTGCCGCTGCATCTGCCGCTTTTGATCCAGCACCGCTTAGCTTATCCAGGCTTTCGGTTAACCCGAGCGCGGCAGCCTGCGCTTTTAGTGTTTCTGGTACGCCATCGCCAGTAGCCTGGCTGGCTTTAACCGCCGATTCTGCATATTTCAGAAAAGCCGCACGCTGTTGTTCTATTGGTTCATTGCCTGAGCTGATAACCTCATAGGCTTTTTGTGCAGCAGCCGCAGCTTCCTGCAAGCTCTGTGTAGATTGAATGCCCAGCTGCTTATAAGCCTCTTCCATGGCATTAACGCTGTTTTGCAGTTCATAGCCGTGGCCAATTAACTCTTGGGTGTTGCGCGCTATTTCTTCAGTATTACGACGCCAAATGCCGGTTGATTGATCCCGTACAATCTGGCCAGACTCTTCAGCGGCAATTACCTCTTTTAGGTTTTTATAATTACTGCCAAGCTGATCATTAATTTCGCGTAGCTCTTCACGTACCTGTGCATTGGTAATGCTGGCTTCGCCCTGGCTTTTTGATAATTCGCGCTGGGCATCGCGCAGATCTAACCAGGCAGATGCCAGCCTGCCAATTTCGATAACCCCGTAGGCAATACCGGCAAAAATACCGCCTTTTGCCAGCAGGCCACCAATGCCGGTTAGGCTGCCGATCCAGTTGTTGGCTGCACCAATTGCGCCTTTAATAGCGCTTAATAATGGTCCAAAACTGGCGCCTAACTTGGCGTTAGCAGCCTCTACACCCTTTTTAGTGGTAACAAGGGTAGTCAGGTGCTTAATGGCATCCAGTGTGCCGGTGGTCAGGTCACTTAAAAAACGCCCGACTTTTAGCGTGGCCCATACTGCACCCACCGCCATAATGGCACCGCGCCACTCGTAGATCGTGGTAACCAGTGACTTGACTGCTTCGGCTGTTGCAACAATACCGTTGCTGATGTTTTTGGCCAGTTGCTGCAGCTCGCCACTGGCAGCCATTTCGGCCATGGTTTTATTCAGACTATCTAACTGACCTTTTAACCAGTCCAGCGCACCGCTGGTGGCGATCATGTTATAAAACTGGTCTAAGTTATCTTTGGCGTTGGATATTAAGCCGCTTAAGGTGCTCATACCCTTAGCGGCCTGCCCTTCTGCGCTGCGACCTATTTCGTCGATCAGTTGTTTGATTACGTCGCGGCCAAGTTCGCCGGCGCTGCTTAAGCGTTGCAGTTCCTGAGTGTTTTTACCTGTTACGTTTTCCAAAAGCTGCCATACTGGTACACCGCGCTCAATTAGCTGCAGTATTTCCTCGCCCTGCAGTTTTTGTTTTGCCCAAGCTTGGCCAAGTGCCAGCGATATACCTTGCACCCGCTCATAACCACCACCAAGCTTTTCTGACTGGTCGACAATGGCCTGCATTGCGCCATCCATCGGATCGATACCGAAGTTCTTTAAGCGAACAAAGGTTTCGGTTACCTGATCAAGCTGTAAAGGCGTGTCTTTGGCAAATTGCTTAATCCAGGCGCTGGCTTGCTCACCGGCCTGGATCGAGCCCATAACACCGGCCAGTTGAATATCCAGCTTTTCAAACTTATCACCGGTTTGAAAAATGGCAGTAAGGGCGTTACGTAACTGGTTGATACCGACATAAGCTGCAGCAAAAGCGGCTAAGCGGGCTGTTAGTCCGCGTAGGCCCTCGCCAAATTTGCCGGTGCTTTTTTCTGAGGTGTCGAGTTCGCCCCGTAACTGGCGCAACCGATCGCGCTTTTCATTTAGCGCTGTGGATGATTCTTTAACTTCGCGTTGCAGGCGGTCTTGCTCAGATGCCAGCTTGTTGGTGTCTACCCCGTTTTGCTGCAGTTCTGTTTTGGAGCGGGTAAGCTGCAGTTGCAGTTTGTTATATTCGGTTTGCAGCTGGTTAGCTGATCGCGTGGCAAGTTTAAGCGCTTCGCTTTGTTCTTTGGTGGGCCGGTCGGCGGCGTCCATTTCACGGGCTAAGCGGGTTACTTCTTCGCGAGCAGCGGCTAATGCTACTTCGGTATTTTTGGCATACAGTTCTAAGCCCTGAGCGCGGGCAACTGCGGTCTGAGCCTGCTCTAAATTACGCAGTTGATCAGAGGTGTTTTTACTCTCAGCCTGTAATTTTTTCAGTTCTTCACTGGCTGCATTAGCGGTAGGGGTAAATAAGTCCTTACCGCGCAGGATCAGATCAATAAACTTTTGTTTTACGGACATGGAAAACCCTTAATTACAGGCATAAAAAAACCCGCCGAAGCGGGTTGTTGGGTTGTTATTGCTAGTCGAGACTATCTATTTCGGTTTTTAACTTATCAATTTCGCGATTTAGCTCGTTGATATCGGTTTCATACTTTTTTACGACCGCTGCCATTTCGGTTGATATGCTCTCTTCCCAAGTGGCGCCTGCCAAATTGTTAGCTGATCGACGTTTTTTGGCTTTTAGTTTGGCTAGTTCTGCATCGCGTTCTCTGAGTAATCGCTCTTTTCGAGCGTTTAGTCTGGTGAACTCAATATTTAAATTCCGCTTTTTTATGTTCAACGATATTTGATCGAACTCACTTACTGCAGGCTTTGCTGTTTGATTGGCATTGGCTGAACCGCTCATTTTCGGCACAGCTTTAACTTCTACCTTTTCAGAGTTATCGCCACACGGTTGCTGGCTATAAATTACTGTGCCGTTAAAGTCGCATTTATAAACTTGAACCGGACCACTTAGCAACAAGGTAAAGATCAGAGACAAAGACATTGTGTTTTCCTTAACGTTAACCATCGACCTTACCAATATAGCCAAGTTTTAACGTTAAAGAAACGTGAAAAAGCCCGGCAGTTTTACGTGCCGGGAATGCCCAGGAGTTAGCTGGCCGCGGTAATGCGGAAAAACTTACTGGTGCCCATGGGTTTGCTTTCATCGCTTAACAGCTCACCGGTTACGGTGGCGGTGGCAAACTCAGTGGTAATGGCGCTTAGGCCGGTTGGGCTTGGCTTCCAACGCCAGCAGTCGATAACGTGGCGCTTACCGTTAATGTCGTTAAGGCCGTCGATAACAACATCACCCTCTTCACCAAAGGTCAGCAGTGCCTGCAGCAGGTAGCCGGCAGGTACTTTGTAGGTGATTTTTACTTCGTCCAGCGCGGTAATTTCGCTACCAGTTGGCACGATAATGCCGGCGGCTGTTACGGTATAGTTCGGGGTGCCGTCTACACTGTGTAGCGCTGGAATAACAACATCCAGTGCGGTTTTTAACGATACCGTTTGCGTAGTGTCGATCATATGATCAACACGGATCAGCCGGTCTAAGCCGCTTACGACTAACTCTTCGTCGGTTACGTCTTGGCCGGTAATGTTGGTTACCGAGGCGTTGTTTAACAGCGCCAGGTTGGCCGCGTTTAAGCTGGTAATGCCAATGGCCAGGTTAACGGCGCTGATACGCTCGTATACGTCGGCGTTGCCGCCACCACCACGGTAATTGGGCAGGGTTTGTTTGTCTAAGTCATAAGTGATGTCGGCTGCAGAGCAGTTGCCGATATCACGGCCTTTGTAATAAATAACGCCGGAGCCGATAAACGACACCTGAACTGGTTGTGACATGGTTTGTTACTCCATAGTTTGACTATAGGTTGTGGTTAAGATCATGGATAAACCGGCATAAGGTTGGCCCGGTGTCGGTTCGATAAAGCGCGTTTCGGCGCCTTCGGTAGGCTGGCCGTTTAACAGGCCATCCCAGTTATTAAAGCGATCTGTGGGTTGCTGGCTAAATAACGCCTTGCGGTAGCTGGTTAAGTATTGAATTAACCGGCTGGGTAAGGTTTCTGGGGCTTCGTTTTCATGGTCGACGATTTGAATATGGAACTGCATATCGTCTTTTACCGCCCGCCCCTGATAAACGGCGTTGGTGACAATGGGCGCAATAGTAATAAGCGGCCACTGCTCTACCTGGCGCAGATAACTGCTGGCCCAGCCCTCTTTAACCGTGGCAGTTGGAAACGCCTGTTGCATTTTGGCGGTAAGCGCCTGCAGTACCAGGTTGCCTTTGTTGCTCATAAATTAAGCCTGCTAATAAAGTCGTCGAACAGTTGATCGCTGCTGGGTTCCAGTTCATCCCGAAACCAGCCAAAGGCCTGATCAACCGATACGCTGTATAAAATGCGAAAGTCGTCGCGTTTTTTGCTGTTGCGAATAGCTATGCCCCGGTTACCCGTTTCGGCGTTACCGCGCTTTAAATTGATAAAAAACGCCTGTTCTAATGTTGCCCGCGGATTGTTGCGAACCACATTAACGCTTACGCCAGCGGTACGCTCTGGCACCGTTTTGCCGGGCTTGTATTGTTGCTGTGCGTCGAACCGCGCTAATTGTGTGCCACGAACTCTGGCACTGATGGTTACTTGCAGGTTTTTCGGGTTGGCGCGGGTACGAACACTAATGCGCTCGGCTACATAACTGCGTTCAAGGTTATAGCGACCATGGATGGCGTCTATGGCGTCTTTACGTAGTTGGCTTGCTGCATCGTTGAGCGTTTCGGCTAAGGCGCGCTGGCCTTCTTCACCTAACTGGCGTAAAAACTGTTCCGCATCTTCTGGGCGGTTCATACCACGTACCAATTTATAAAGTGGTCGTTATTGATGCCTGCGCGGCTGAATTTACGCAGATCTGCAGGTTGATCAAGCCGATAGAATTTGCCGTTGTGCTTAACAAACAGGCCACTGCGGATATGTGGCAGTATGGCGTTGTCCATTTTCAGCACTTTGTAATCGGTGTTGATGCGATCCAGCTCTTTTGCTTCTTCGGTGCGTTCCAAAAATACGCCGTTAAAATCGCGGATTTTGGTTATCCGATCAGCGGCGAACAATTCCATTTGCTCGCCAAACTGGTTTAACACCGCCCTTTTAGCAAGGGCGGCGGCTGCGCTAAAGCGGCTCATTAAACTACTTTAAGCTTCAACTTACGAACAGCTAATGGGCGCGTGGGAATATACAGCGGGTTAGACTGTGCTTCACCAGCAATGCCTTTGCCCATTGGTGCCAGTTCGGTTTTGGCGTAGAACGGTAAACCTAAGGTGCCAACGGTTTCTACGTAATCTGCCGGGGCGTTGCGGCCAATAAACAGGCCCGGCGTAACCGGGATTAAGTAGGCTTCGTCTGGCTCCACAAACGCGATTTCGGTGTTACCGTCTGCGCCAATTACACTGGCGTCATACGCAAAGGCCGTTACGTTGTGGAAGTTCAGGCCGTCTGTCATGTCGTCAATCAGATCATTGCTGTTGCCGTTTTTGTTCTGCAGGCCGCGCACTACGTCGTCAGCTTCGCTGTAGGCGTCAAAGAACGCTGGGCCACACATTAACAACCAACGATTGACAACGCCTTGGCCAAGGTGCTTTTTCGCTGCAGTTTTCGCTGCAGTTAACAGCGCCTTGGTTTTCTTGGCAGCCGGGTCGAACTCTACTACTGGCACGGTAATACCAAATGCGGCTGGAATATCCAGGATCACATCGCCTTGTGCGTTGCGTACTTTGCCGGTAATGGCACCAGCACGCATTAACTCGCGCGTAGCCACTAAGCGCTGGCGGGCCAGTTCTAAATGGCTGTTAACCACTTGCTGTACCGCTTGCTGCTCGGTTTGGGTACCAAAAGCGCGAACGTTTTGGATCTCATCGGCTTTAATATGCATAGGCACTGGCAGGTGTACGGTTTTGAACGGGATTTTACGGCGGTTGGCCTTTTTCTGACCTTGTGCCGGTTCGCCACGCTCGCCTGGCATAACCAGAGTTAATACTTCGCCATCAAATTCCAGTTCAAAGGTGGTGGTGGTAATGCCACGCTCTTCAAACAGGCCTAAGCTGGCCAGCAGGGTTGGCGCGGTACGCGCTTCGTTGATCGCCGCTGTCAGGGTTGATGTCTGAAAGTGCGGATCAGCTAAGAACTGTTGTAAGTTCATGGTGTATTCCTTATTTAGCGGATTTTTACAATAAAAAAACCCGCTAACAGCGGGTCATTAAAGGGGTTTGGTGTGGTTTAGCCGCGCACTACAATGTAGGTTTTGGCCAGTTCTTCCACAGCACCAAGTACCTGACCGGTGGTTGCGCCATCTGGCCAGGTTAATTCTTGCAAATTCACTTCGGTCAAACGGGCGGTAAATACCCCTTTAACATCAGCGGCAGTGGCGTCTACGTAGGCATAGGTAATGCCTTTTGCTAATTCGGCACCAGTGACAGCGGCAAAATCCAGCTTTACTGCTTTACCTGCAACAACACCAAACGGCTCGCCGGGTAAAAACTTCCCACCGGAAAACATAATGGTATCGCGGCTGATAGAGCCTACTTCACTTTTGATGTACTGCCCGGCGCGGGGCAGCTGTACTTGTACATTTGACATGGTTGTGTCCTCATTGCCCGGCGGGCGTGGTTACTGGGCCCTGATGGGCGTTATTAAAAAGCCGCTTATAAGCGGCTTGGGTCGGAATAGGCTGATTTTGGATCTGGTTGTTTTGGTTGAGCGGCATTTACTGCACGCTGGCCGGCAACTTCTTTATCTTCGCTGTGGGCGGTAGCGTGGGTTAACGCCACTTGCAGCATACCGGCTGGATCGTCAATTTTGGCCGAGACTTCGGTAAAGGCATGGCCAAGGCCTGCTGCGGCCAAGGCGTCACGTACACCACCCAGTGCTGATAAACGGGCTTTTACGCCGGCTTCGGTTAGCTTGGCTTTTACCAGGTTAGCGATCTGGTCGCTCATGCCGGCATCGGCACAAAGGGTTACTACCAGTTCGGCACTGGCTGCAGTTTCGGTAGTGGTTACCGCCAGGGTTTGTTCAGTGGTTGCTTCTGCTGCTGGTGCAGCCGTTTGTGCAGTGGCTGCCGGGGCAGCGCTTTGTGTTGCAGCTGCTGCTGCGGGGTTAGCTACTGACATGCTAGTGTTTCCTATGGTTAGGGTTTTACTTAGGTTGCGGCAGTGTTCTGCCAGCATGGCTACGCCGTCGGCGCTGTGCACCAGTTCATCGGCAAGGCCAATTTGCACGGCGGATTGGCCGCTATAGGTGGCGGCTTCGGTATCCAGCACAGCTTGCAGTGACAGGCCAGTGTATTCGGCTACTTTGCTGGCGAACTGTAAGCGGGTTTCGTCAATTTCAGCCTGCCATCGGGCAGCTACGTCTTTGGGTAGCGCCTGGTATGGGTTGCCCTCTACCTTATGGCTGCCAGAATGCAGTAGCGTGATTTTGATACCTGCTGCTTCTAGGTGCTTTTCATAATCAGCGTGTGCTACAACTACACCTATCGAGCCTACTGTACCAGTTTGAGTTACCAGCCGGCGGCCAGCTGCAGCCGCCAACAGTTGGCCAGCGCTGCAGTTCATATCGTTGGCAATGGCCCATACCGGTTTAATGGCGTTAGCACGGCGTATGGCATCGGCGGTATCAAAGGCGCCGTAAACGGTGCCACCTGGGGTGTGATTGTCCAGGTAAATGCCTTTTACATCCGGATCCGACAGGGCCTGATTAAGCATGGTGGTAATGCCATCGTAACCTTGCAGGCCGCTTTTCGGCCGCACGTTACCGGTTTTATGAGCCAGCGCGCCGTGGATGGGTAACACCGCTACGCCATCAACAATTTCATAGTGGCGGTATTCACCGGTTACCGGATGTACGTAGCTATCAGCCACGGCTTTCATACCATCGCGGCTTATCTCTTGGCCTTGTGCGTCTACCAGTGATTCGGCGCCCAGTCGCAAACCCAGCGCGCTAAAAAACACTCGCGCATAACCAATTTCCATGGCCAGCGGCTTGTTAAGCGCAGCGGCGGCGATCATCTGGTAATTACTCATCGTTTTGCACTCGCTGTTGATTTTCTTCTGTTACGCCACGGCGTACTGGTACGCCACCACGCCGTTCGCGGGCGGCCTTGTTGCGTTCCTGAATGTCGATCAGGTCGTCGCCTTGCTCTGCCACCACATCTTCGTGCGATAGCAGATCGCCATCGATAGCTTTGAGCTTGGCTTCTACATCGATATTCGGGTTAATGTATGGCCAGCCATGCGGACACCAGCTGTGCTTGTGGTAGTCGTTTATGTTGTTGGCGTAGCCGGGTAAATTAATGGCACCGTACAGTACGGCGCGGTTTAGCCAGTGTTTGTACATCCAGCGTAATACTTGCGGGATCATCAGGTGCCACTGGTCCATTTGAATGCGGCGGCGGAACTCGTTAAGCACGGCGCGCACCAGGCGGTCGTTTACTTTTTCCCAGTCACCGGTTAGCAGTTCGTATGGCAGATCCTGCCCTGCTGCCTGCAGCATGGCTTGCCAGTGCATAAAGTCTTTGTAACCTTGGCCGGTGTCGTCGCCTTTGAACAAATCGATTTTCTCACCAGGCAATAGTGCCAGCATGGTGCCGGGGTCTACCTGGCCACCTTCCATTATGCTGTTTGGGCTGCGTTCTTCGCCGGTGATTGGGTCAAACAGCCAGTCCTCTTCGCCAAACTCTTCACGGTAAATGGCTCCGGTAAAGGGGGCGCGGGTTTGCTTGCGTGTTAACTCGGCATCGTCGTAGCTGTCAAAGGTGTAGGCCTTAACCATGGCGGCCGCGCCGTCTGGCTCACCCCGTATTTGCCCGGGGTGGCGCGGGTGATAATGGTGCGCCACTTCGCTGGCTGGTACGCGGATCAGGTCGGCCAGTGATGCCTGGCTGTCGCTTTCGCCAGGGTGCTCCTTATACATCCAGTAGGCTACTCGGGCACCACGGCGGTTAAACTCGATACCGGCACGAATGCGGTTGCCATTTGGTAACGTTTGGTTGTAATCGAGCGGCACAAAATCGGCTTCCAGCACTTGGAACTGGATTGGTACCAGCAGGCCGCTGGCTGGGGTGCGATAGCGAACACGGATAAAACATTCACCAGACAAGCGACGCGCACGGGCGATCTGATCCTGCATGCCGTAAACATCTAAGTTGCCTTCTACATCAAACTGAAAGCAGCTTTCGGTCCACAGATCGTTAATGGTTTTACGCTGTTCAACAGCGCTGCATAGCGCCCGGGGCGTAATGCCTATGCCGATTTCGTTGGTAACTTTCTTTTCAATACCACTGCGTAACAGTGGCATATTACGATGGCCGGCGCGGCTGCGATTGCGCAGCTCTGGCAGCGCATAGTTTAAGGCTGTGTTTACGCCCATGCTTGGGGCGTAGATACCACCCATGCGGCGCCCTTGGCTGGCTCCCTGATAGGCGCTGTTAAACACGACTATGTGCTGGCCGTTCGGGCCAAGTATTGGTGATCTGCGATAGCCCATTACAGCCCCTTATTAACGCGCAAGACAAAGCCAGCACGGCGGCGCTTTGGTGCCGGGTTTAGTTGCTGCTCGATATGCCGGATCACCTTTTCCATTTCTTCCAGGCTGCGGTAACTGAGTTCGTCACCACTAGACAGGCGGATCTTGGTTAGGCCGCTGGCGTAGGCGTTTTTCAGTTCCTGCAATTGCTCTTGGCTGTACATTAGGATCTAAACCTTACCCGGCGTTGCCGTGGGGCCGCCTGCACAGCTTTTGCTGCCGGTGCCTTGTTGTGCTCTTCGGGATGATAAACGTTGATGTTGTTTTGCCATGGCTGTGCCCAGCGCGGCGGGCTTTGCCAGAATTTCGGCTTATGCGTTTGCAGCTGATACTGGGCAGCCTCGTTGTAGCAGAGTAAATCCCAGGCTTCGTTTGGGCGTTTCTTGTTGCTGCGCTCCCAACAGCCCTGGCTATCGCGGCTTTCTGCTGTCAGTTCTTCATAAAACCAGTTGCCAAGCCAATCCGGAAAGTGGATATAGCCTGCTCCCTCGGTTTCGCGTTCCAGCTTGCTGCTTACGTTGTCTTTTAACTTGTTGGTAGCCAGGATATGCAGCGGCACATCACCCTTTGCAGCGGCCTTGCGGTCGGCGCGTTTGGTGTTGTCCGGATAGCTGATCTTGACCATTTCGGCCTGCGCTTTGCTGCCGCCTTTTACCAGCATCAGTTTGTGGTGCCGGCTTTCGCTGCGCAGCTGGCGGTAATAGCTGTAGGCGTTATCGGCCACACCATCTTCGCCGCCGTGGTCGCATACCATCAGGTGTACGTGCATTTCACGGCCGCTGCCATCTTCCAACGGGTAACCGCGATCCAGTATCAGTTTGCTTAGCTGCTGCCAATCCTCCGGATAACCTGCGGGGTCTATCTGGTGGTAGCGCTCTGCCGGATCTTCGGCGTTTTCATCTTTTACCCGGGCTGACTGTCGGATGTTGTATCGGTCTATCACCCAGCGTTCGTGCTGGCTGTTACCGTGCACCTGTACCACAAAGCGGCGGTCTTTACCGGCCTGAACGTCTACGCAGGCCACCAGGAACAGTACGCCCTCTGGTACGTGCCGTTTAGTGGTGCTTTTGGCGCGCTCGGCCAGTCGTTCAGAACTGCGCTTGCGGTCTGACTTCTGATAGCTATACGCACGGCCTTGGTCAGTGTTGATGGTTGCTTTAAGCTTTTCCTGACTGCCTGTTGCTTCAAAGTCTTTTACCGCCTGCAGATAGTTATAAACCAGCTGCTCCCAGCTCTGAAAGCTGGCAGCGGGGCCTTGCATCCAGTAACTGATAAAGTCGGTATCAATCGGTTCGCCGCTGATTTCACCTGCGGCATTGATGCTGCAGTTTTCTGGCACCCAGCGTGCCTGCATCATCATGCTGTGCTTTTCAGTTTGCCGGATCTCGCTATCGCTGCAGTGGGGGCAATAGCAGGTTACCGATCTGCTGGCTTTGCGAATGTCTGGTTCGTTTTGGTCCCAGCGCAAGTATTCCCAGTTTGCCGGGAAAAACTCGCCGCAGCTTGGGCATGGCCAATACAGCACCCTGCGATCGCCAAGGTTATATAGTGCGCCAATACCAACTGTTGGCGGAAACTCGTGCGGCTTGCTTGGGTTTGGGAACCAGTCCGGATCAATAATTTCGTAACCTGGGCTGCTTTCAGCTACGGCCATGCCGCGGCTGCGGAACGACTGGGTACGCTTCAGAGCCAAATCGAACCCGCTACCCTCGCCCTCGACATCGAGCAGGGTTGCTGTGCGGTCGTAGTCGGTGATAACTACACGCCGCCACTCAGAGCTGGCGAAAATAGACTTTGCCGGCCAGGCTATCTTGAGATAGTTGCCAGCTTTTAACACCTTATCGTGTAGGTTGTTATCATGGCCCCGGGGGCTTAACAGCGGCTGCAGATCCGGTGAGTTATCCAGCATCGGGCCGATGCGCTTTTTGCTAAACTCGGCGGCTTTTTCTTTGGTTATTTGCACCACCAGCATATCGCTGGGGTCGCATTTCACATCGTAGCCAATAAAGCCGTCGACCAGCGCCTGGCTTTTGCCGGTTCGCGCCGGACCAACAAAGATCAGGCCGCGATATTTGCGACTACTGAGCATATCGAGCGGTTCACGCATATATGGCGTGGTTTCGATATCCCACTTGCCCCAGTTGCCGCTGGCAAGCTTTACCCTGACATGCTCCTGCACTGCCTCGGATACCGATATGCGCACTGGCGGTTTTAGCAGGCTGGCCACATCGCGCTTAATGGCCTGAGCATCACCGAGCTTACTCATCTTCGTCAGCCAGTTCCGGATCCGCACCGCCTTTAACAGCGTTCAGGTACATTTGTTCGCGGATGTTGTCGATAATCAGCTGCACCCGATCCAGCGCATTGCCGGATAACCCAACTTTGGATTCCAGTTCATCAATAAGGCTATCGAGCGGATTCACGACCGCTTTCACCAGGTCAGCATACCCGCGGGCAACCTCAGTGGCCGGTACCAGTTCTTTAAGTTCTGTTTCCAGCTTTAACCGTTCGCGTTCCGACTGGTACCAGTCTTTGCGATCTTTCGGCGGCATCTGTGCCGGGTCGAGCAAGTCACCAGGTACTGCCGTTCGGGTTTCCCCAAACAGTACCGGGCCAATGTCTTTTAATAAGTAAGTCGGGTGCCCCTTGCGGATCCCGGCTGGCTCAACCCGGCTATCCTTTAGCCTGGCTGATACTGTACGCCGGTCGAGGTTAAATGCCTCTGCAATCCGGCTGATGGACCACGCATAGGCATCATCGATATTGTGTAATGTACCCATGCCATAGCGATCATCTTGTTAAGTTGTTTTTGCTAACAAATGCGCAACTCGCGCAGCCTGCCAGCCGTTGTGCTGACTAAGGATCCGGCCACTTGTGGTGGATCACATTAAAAAGCGGAAAAAAATTGCTTCACCGCGCCTCTTCGCCCCCTCGGGGGCGGTCGGGTCCGGTGGGGTCCCCTACCCCCAACTGGTTGACCAGTTGACCAGTGGTCTGATCTCGACCCTGCAGCTGCTGCATCTGCAGAAGGTGCTGCTGGCGGCGCCACTCGTGCTGCTCAAGCTCTAACCGATGACGCCGGCGGTGGTACAACCATGAGATAACGAAGGTCAGCACACTTAGTAAGATACCTATGATAAGCGCCATGTCGTTAGTAGACAGCGCACCGCCGAGTGCTGTAGTACCGCTCACTCCGTAGCTTACGCCTGTTACTGTTCTTTCCATGGTCTGACTCATTATCTTATCTGTTAGCACTTGTTTCGGTCCTCATACGCTCGGACCATTCGATTAACCGGCTAGTATTGGCATCACAGCTTTCTATCTGCTTCTCAAGCTGCTTGGCGTAATTCAACAGGTCGAGGTTAGTCTCAACAATGTATCGCTCTGTCACCTGGCACCGCTGCATGAACTCCTGTGGCGGCAGCAAGGGTTTAGTTACCGTTACTGTTATTACCCGTGGCTCGGGTGTACTTGAGCATCCGAGCAACATCAGCAGGCAAATCAGTATCAACCCAAACCCGAACGGTTTCATTTTCGCTTTGCCTCAGTTTTCGAATGGATTCCAGTTCGGACTCGAATTGCATTTCAATCCGATCCAGATCCGCTTTGTATTTCAAATTCAATTCAGATACGAACTGCCTTTCCTTTCGGAGTCGATCTGCTTCTAATTGCAATTGGTTTAGGTTTGAATTCAATTCCAAAACCAATGCGGCTTTGGTTTGAACTGCATCTGAAAGCAATTTGATTTTGGATTCGTAACTGGCCCGATCCGATTTCCATACCGAAACCAAACCGATCACAATTAAAAGCAAAACCAAAATCGAATAGCTTTTAAACTTAGTTAGCATTGGCTGCCAACCTTAAATCCAGATCGCGCAAACACATTTCCAATTCATGCTGCCGGCGTTTAACTAGCCCGCGCAATTTTTTTCCATTGGCATAAACCCAGCGGCTTAGCTGATGGCATGCATCAACCCGCTGTTCTGCATTTAGTAACCGAAGCAAAGTAGATGAACGGAAGCTGCCAGCACCCACGTTGTAATGAAAGCTGAGGTAAGCAACGTGCTCACCCTCACTAAGAGGCACCTTAACGGCCTGCATTAGCTGTGCGTTGTGCAGCTGCAGATCGGCAGCCAACATATACAGGCATTCGTCCTGGCTAAAGGTTTGCCCTGGTGCCACATGTTTACCAGTGCTGCCATAGCATGCCGTCATGATCCCGACAGGGTCGACGTAAGACCCCAGCACCTCACCCTCATGCATAGCAATGTACCCGCCGGAAATGGCAAGCACACCTGCCAAACCCAGCGCGCTTAAACGTGCTGCGATGGATTTCATTTTGGGTAGCCCTGAAAAAGAAAAACCCCGGCTGAGGACCGAGGTTTGATTGCGCTGGTAATGCTTACAACTCGTGCAAGCTTAGCGAAATATAGCCGCTTTTTTTGGGGAAAAACACGCCAAAAATGGCGGGTTGTGTTTTTTATTTCTTTTTATCGTCTTCTGTAGATCGAGTTGACTTACCAAAGCTCTCCTCATTTTCAAACTTTGTATAAGCATCACCAGATTTTAATTTATTAAGTGAATTTATATGTGACTGATATTGCTGAGCAATACTCGCTGCATGCAGAGCGCCTTGTTGTAAGGTTAAATTATTACTTAAATAAGCGCCATTACTAGAAAGTCTTGCCTTTTCAAGTTCACCTTTAACACTCTTCAACTCTTCATCAATTAGATTTTTTTCAAACTCATGGTTTTTTATCAGAGTCTGTAAGTCATCAATATCTTTACTTGACTTACTTAAGTCCAGCTCAAGCTTAATCAGTTTCTTCTTGAGATTTTCAATTTCATAATCTTTTTCACTAATTGACTTTAATTGCTTTTGAATTGTCCCATTAGCTAAATTCAGCTGCTCCTGATGCGCTTTTTGATCAGACTTGTTTTTACTCATCAACTCATCAATCTTAGCCTCTGCAACCTCATATTGAGCCTTAAACTCACTGGCTTTTTTATTTGTAACTAAGATCTCCCCCTCAGCTCTAGACTTTATGTTTTTTATGTCAGTAGAGTGTTCGTAGTGATATTTAACTACTTTTTTAGTAATCCAAGGCAATACAAAAATGTAAGAAAGTGCAGAAGCAAGTGGATAAAAAACACCACGGCCCCACAAGTTTGATATACCAATCCAGTCTGGAGACTCATAATAGCTTGAGATCATCGTTAATTTTATGGCGGCATCATCACCAGAAAATGCCATTAAGAAAAAAGCATAGTTGAAAATCAACCATGAGAATGCAAATGCAGTAACCAGCGGGTTTGAAACGCGCTCGTAGAGAAAAAGCTTAAACGAGTCAAAGTAATCAGACATGCAGCAAAGTCCTTATCGCAGATATATGCCGCAAAGATGATGGATCTAAATTAGAAAATCAACCACCAAAACTACTTAACCTTATCAATCAACCGCCCGAACTCAGCATAGGCTGATTCGTATTTGCTGTGGCTGGTACCGGTGGATATCAATTGGCCATCGACGTAGCGAGGTATGGCAACACAAATTTGGTTGCCTGTTTTGATAATGGTCATTAACCGGTGAAAGCTGCTGCCTACATCACGCCAGCGCTTTAGCTCGTTGAGGATTTCCGTTTCTTCGACTATCTGCATCTTTGCACACCTGATCAGGAATATAGATAAAATATAAATCAGGTGTAAACAGTGTCAAATCAGTAAACTGATAATATTTGCGCCTGAGCATGCCACAGCGCGATCCTCTCTGTATTGGTTAGCCTCACTGCCTTTATATAGCGGCGGTTGATAACCAGGCGCTGCGGTGTGGGTAGTTGCTCAACACAGCGGTCGATATCTTTAACCCACTCGGGAACGTATACCTGATCTGCCTGGTGGCTAAATAAGTGCTTATCCGAGCTGGCCCAGATGCCAGTTCGCATTACTTGGCAACAGCGTTCGGTAACAGAGGTGCTGGCATAGCCCTGCAGCGACTCACGCGACGCCCAGAACTTACCCCAGCTTTGCAGTAATTTATCCAGCTCTTTTACGTTCACTTTCATACTCCCTGGCTATCGTTATTGCGTCCAACAATTCGACTTTAAACACGCACTCACAGATCACAAACACGGTACCGAACTCTGGCTCACTCTGGCGGGCCTCCCAGCGCTGGTAGGTACGCAGTGGTATATCCACCATTTCGGCTACCTGCTCTTGGGTAAAGCCAATTCGCTCCCGAATCAGCTTTAATATCAAACCGCCGTGCGGGCCATGATCACGCATTATCTGCACCACCCTTTACCAGCTGACCAGTTCTGGTACCGCGGGTGAAACCAGCGGTAAAAATAGATGCTGCTGCAAATACCAATGGCACCGGCCCAACCGCTTACCCAGAATGCCACTGCCGGGTTATCAGCTGCAGACACTACTCGAGTAAAGGTAAACTGCGCGCCAGTAATACCCCAGCTGATCATAAAACACATGGCCACTCGCTGATCTCGCACGAACTGGCTATTCACACCCAGCAAGAATACGTTGGCGGCAGTAGCAATAAATAACCAGACCAGATCCATTTACACCCCAAACAATGCTATCAACGCCGCATCGCGGCAATCTTCATTGCTGCGCCCTGCCCAGCCGGTTAGCTTATTAAAGTAAGCAGCATCTTTTTTGCACATGGCTTTGTGACCACCAACTAATGGCCGGCAGCACTTGACCTGGTAACCTGCTGCTGTAATGGTTTCAATAAGCAACGTTGCCACAGCTTTAACCTGCCCTACGTTCTGGCTGATGCGATTACTAACCGCTTGTTTATTCCTGGCTGTTGGCATCATGCGTGGGAAAGTTGGCTTTATAAGGTTTGGGTCCTCAATTTTTATCAGCAAGTCATTAAGCGCAGACTGGTAACTTAACCATTTGGTCATTCCCGTAAAAGGAATTCTATCCAGCTCAAGTATTCTGCCGTTATGTATAACGGCCACACCGCTGGCAGTTAAGTCAGGATCAATACCGATAACTATCACGATTCTTTAACCCCTTTAACGATAGTAGATGCCGAAATAAGCAAATGCGAACGGCGGCTATCTGTCATAGACATGGCGTTACGCAAATGAATCAAAGCTTGCTGCAACTCCCAATCAAAGCCGTTAGCCAAAGGCCGTTTATCGCAGGTGCTCTGCTCAAAGGCCTTATTTTTTGCTGGCCCTGTCAAACCATTACAGTCTCTGGATGGGACCTGACAACCGCATTTAGGCCAGTTACAACCCTGCTCTACTGCCATGCGGTATATGTCATGCTGCTGCTTTTCTTCACTCATTTCCTGCCCCTTTTTGCTTTTGGCGTGTTCCATATTAAAAAACGCCAAATCTCGCTAAATGCCGCATCAACACTGGCGGCTAGTGTTTTTCGTTATTTTCTACGGCTGCAATCTGGCTCGATTTAAGCCCCTCTTTAATCCAGCAGTGGTACTGCTCTAAAGCCTCACGCTTGAGCTTTAGCGAGTCAGCATGGATGTAAACTAAATCCAAGCCCTTCGGTTTATGGTTAAGCAGTCTTTCTGCAACCCAGTAATCGATGCCAATCTCAGCCCATGCACTACGGGCGGCCTTGCGTAAATCGTGGGCACTAAATCTACCTTTTGAAATGGCTCGGATTTGCTTGTCTGCCTCACTGGCCGTAAGTGCATCGTTACCACCAAACAAATAATGGCCGGTTTTATGCTGCTCAAACTCCTGCAACAATTCGTAAGCAAAGTCGGTAATAGGCAGTACATGCACCACTCCTGTTTTCGTGATCTTTTCTGGAATTACAATTTGCCTGGTATCGAAATCGATATAACTCCAACGCAGCTGCCTGGTCTCACCTATGCGGGTACCGAACAGCAACATAAACATGATTAAATTTTTTGCTCTTATGGGTAATGCCATTGCAAGGCTGGCGATACGACCTATGTCCTGGACATGTAATTTGCTGAACTTTGGTGCAATGCGCTTTTGCACATGATCACTAAACTTCATGCCAGCCATAGGGTTAACAGTAATCAGATCAAGCTCAGCAGCACTTGCAAAAATGCGCTTTAGCACTGCGAAATACTGGCGAATAGTGGAAGGCTTTAAAGCCGCATTTTGTAGCGGGATTATCAGCAACTGATCAATAACCGCCTTTTTCAGATTAGATATAACAATGCCGTCAAATCTTGGCAGCAGGTGTAATTTAATCGCACTGGTAACACCTTTACGACGACTCTGGCTTTTAACGGTTTCTTTGCTAACCCGGTCTAAGTACCAGTTCAAAACCTCGTCTACGGCCACAAAGCTGCTAACTTGTAAATCAGCGCCCTTGCCAATACGCTTTAAAACATCCGGCACCATTGATAAGGCATCTTTATACTTCAGAACCGGCCAGTAACCGACACGGTGGCGATATGAACGACCCTTTTCGCGATCCAACACAACCCATGTGGCTTTAGTTCTGCATTTATGAAACCGCAGCTGCAAAGGGCTTTTGTTATCGTTCAGCTCGGCCACATTCAGATCCTGAGCAAACGATTTAATTGAGGATTCGGTTATAGCAGTCCTGATGCTTTTCATTTATCACTCACCATTGCCAGTATGTTTTTTAGTGAGATAGGCGCCTGCTTGCAGCCATTACCAAAATCGCCATTCAAGGGCGGATTAAAGGCATGAATATAGAGTGACTCAACCAAGTCTAAATGAGGCTTTTCAACCTCGATGTAAGCGTACGAGTCAAAAGATCTGAAGTTTTCATGTGTGCCAAGGCGGGTTAAAACATCAACCGACTGCCCAACGTAAACAATAGCGCCGCCGGATATCAGGAAGTAAACGCCACATATTTTTCTAAATGGCATAGATGCTTTAATTATTGATTCAGCAGTTAAAAGGTAATCGCCGCTTAAGCTTTTACTGGTCGAATTAAGCGCTTTAATTTGAGATAGCTGAGATAGTTCCTCAGTAAGCGCTAACACTTTTTCGGATAAGGATCCATGCACTTGCTTTGTTGCCAGCCTGTCTGCATCTCTTTTCGCCTTGTTTTCACGCCGTGCCGCAACCGACTTTTCAATTGCAGCTCTCCTTTTTTCTGGCGACATTAGATTCCAAGGGTTAACTTTCACAGCCCTATCTCCATATCCAAATCATTCAGTTCGGCAATGCGCGCATAACCGCTTAGCTTGCAATCGATGTCGATCAGGTAATCAGCCAGCTGGTCAGCCAGGGTAAACGGTGGCTTATCACCATCTGCAGGCATGGGCTGTAGCGCGGCTTTGGCACTGGCCACTTCGTCCAGTGCAGCTTTTATGTGTTTTATAAACTGGTCTTTATTTGCCACTTGGTACCTTAAATTTATGTTTATTACGATTCAGCGCATCACGGTGCAGCTGCTGTTGCTCTGGCGTCATTTCGCGTAGGCGCTTTTCAATCTCGGGCCTTGTCATTTCGCCAGCCCGTAACCGGTATAACCAGTAACAGGCCAGCGTATCGGCCGATGCCGCGTCTTGCTCGGCGCGGCTTTTGGCGTATAGGTTGTAATCGGTCATGCCACCGCTACTGAGTCAAACGGCTTGCGCTGGCTGTTACCGCGGAATGCCAGCACCTTACCGCCATCCTCGCGTAAACGGTCTACCACACGCTCACCAATGGCCTGCTTAACGCCGGTAATATCCAAATTGCTGATCAGGATGGTTGGCAGCATGTTCTGGTACCGACCGTCGATCACATCGAAAATAAACAGCTTTTCGGTGTCGCTATCGAACTGCAGGCCCACTTCGTCCAGCACCAGCAAATCGATGGTCGCGTAATGCTTGATCAGCTTAATTTCGTTCGTGTCAGAGCCGCGGCGCCAGGTGTCCTTTAGCTCGCGGATCAGGTCAATCAGTTTGATGATGCGACAACGCTTGCCCTTAACCAGCAGGGAGTTAACCGCAGCGCTGGCCAGCATGGTTTTACCGGTGCCCACGCCACCGCACATCACCAGGTTGCCACGCCCGCCATTGCCGACCGTGCTGGTAAATTCCTGCACTGCCTGCAGGTTGGCAATTTGCTCTTTGCTGTTGGCAAAAAAATCTTCAAACCGCACATCGAGGTTACGTAACGACACCCCGGCATCCAGCCGCTGCCGGCGCAGCAACTCGGCAGCCTGGCGTTTCTGCTCGGCCTGCTCTTCAACGGCCTTGGCCGCGTTCGCCTCGGCAATGCATTCAGGGCATTGGTCGTTAACCAGGTACCGGCCCATGATCTGGGTGTAACGGGTTTGGTAATCGCCGTGTTTACGGCAGTGGTTTACTGGTATGTTTTCTGGCAACTCGTTAATAAAATTCATAAAACCCCCGGCTCGTATTGTTGGCTTTCAAACGTGTGTGGCTTGTTCGTTCGCTTGCTGGGGGACGCCCTGGCGTTAACCATCCACTCGTATTCAAAACCCGTCCAACCCTTCACCATGCTTTCCGATAGGCAGTCGTCAACGCTAAAGCCGGCGTTGCAGGCCAAGCGGAGTTGCCGGGCAAAGCGGTTAATTACCGTCTGGTTAACCTCGGCGCGTTTTTTCTTGCGAAACGCTAACCAGTCTTTCAGCACCTGCTGGCTTGGCATGGCTGGCCACTCGCTGTAATCCAGATCCTTTGCCGGTTTTTCACGTTCAGGTTTTGGCGCATCCGCTTCAGCGGTGCGAATATCTTTTAAGGGATCCAGTAAGAGGGAATCAGGATCAAGTAAGAGGGAATCAGCAGGAGCAGTTCCGTTTTGCTCTGGTTTTAATCCAGATAAATCGCGATTAATCGTGAGTGTTGTTAAATCAATAGCTTGGCGCATGGTTGCGCTATAGGCTGGTACTTCACTACCACCAGCCTTTTCGTTCTTGTGTGGGTTCTGGTGTTTCTCGAAATTCGGTATGTTCAGCAGTATTCTTTCGCCGTCCGAGTAAAACCGAACAAATCCAGATTTATCCAGATTAATCGCGAGTTGTTTAATATCGCACTCGTCGTAGGGTAGTAGCTGAGCCTTAATGCGACCGGCCCGCCATTCCAGATCGCCTTTGTAATCGGCTAGTGTCCACAGGCCAATAAACAGCAGGCGCCCTAAAGCGCAGTTTTGTTCTGCCAGATCATCATTCAGAAAAAATGCTGGCTTAATATTGCGTGCTCTGGCCATGCTATTTCCTGTTGCTGATTGGCTGGTTAAGGGTTAAACTTTTCAACGGTGATTAACTCCATTTCAGTTAGTTACCACGGCCCCGACCACGAATCGGGGCTTTTCTTTTGGTGCCGGTCTTTCCCGGCTGTCAGTCTTTTGCCGCGCTAAACGGCTTGCAACTTAACCCAGTGGCCGGGACACAAAACAACTGCACTACTCTGCGCTACACTGCAACGCATTAACCTAATCACTGGCTGGTATCTCGGATTGACCAGCATCCACTCAGTGATCAGGTTAATACCGCCTGTCTTCCCAGGCTGCCCGGCTATGCACAATGTCGGAGGTTGGGCCCACTGTCATAACCTGCCGGTGTTATATCCCCACCGCCGGCCGGGGTTGCCTCTACACGAGCAAAGAAAACAGATTTAATACCCAAATCAAAATCAACGGGGCGTAAAAAATTACGGCCACAATTACCGCAATAACCAGGCTTACCAAAAACGGCAGCGCCGGTTCGTTCTTTCTGGCCCACAGGTAAATCAGGAACAGCACCCAGCAGTAAACAAACAACGAAATATTGAACGTAGTCATTTAGGCCTCTTTGCTAATTACAGTGGACGGATGGCGCGGCAGCTCCCGAACCTGAGCCTTTACAACCTGTTTAAGCGCCAACGCTTCTTTAATTGCCGTGGCAATCCGCTGGGTTACCTGCTCATATTCCTGCGGGTCGATAATGCCATCCTCGCGGGCATGGCGAATTTCACCCATCACAGAACCCATTTCTTCGCTAAGCTTCATTACCTGGTCGCTTAGCTCTTCGTCACAGCAGACTTGATCCGGCATCTTCACCAGCACATAGCCGCGGCTGGCTGCCCATGTCTCGATAATGGCATCGTCATTCGCCAGCTCAGTAATGGCCACTGCCTCGCCCAGGCTTAATTTATGGAACTCTTGATCAGGGTTTAGCTTGTTGCCCAGCACATTCGGGCTCACACCCAATTTGCGGGCTAAATCGCTGGTGTTATGGCGCTTGCCCAGCATGTAGGCAGCATCCTGTGGGCACTGTGGAACGCCTTTCGGCTTTAACGTGTTATTGCTCATGGCTCTGTTATCCTGAAACTGAATTAAGAGGCTTGCTGATGCTTTAAAGGTGAAAAATCAGCTTTTAATTTTCCGCCGGTAATCTTTTCAATCTGAAAAGCCCGAAGCTCAGGAACGTCCTCTGGCCAACCAGATACAGATTGGCTTTTAATCCCAAGCGCCTTGGCTGTTTCAACAACACCGCCAAAGTGTTTGATGACATCAACTTTCTTCATGGAGCCCTCAAGCATGGAGTTAGCAATTTCTGACGCCCATAAGCGTAGGTTAAACTACGTAGGTTTGTCAATAAAAACTGCGATGACAGATTTAGGTTCTGCGTGTAGGCTTTCCTACATGAACGAGACAATGGCAAGCCGCATTCGCCAGCGGCGTAAAGAGCTGAAACTTACTCAGGATAAAGTGGCTGAGCACTGCGGTATTAACCGCGTATCAGTAAGCAACTGGGAAACCATCGGCAAAAATGGCACCTCTCCAAAAGGGGCTAACCTTATTGCATTGGCAGAATTGCTAAGAGTGTCGCCAGAATGGCTGATCTCTGGTGATGAAGAGTCAAAGCACGCCTATGTAAAAGACACAGCTGCCAATTACACCCTTGGCAGTTTTGATACCTGGGATAGCAAAACGCCGCTTTCACCGGATGAAGTAGAATTACCGTTTTACAAGGAAGTTGAGTTGTCTGCCGGAAATGGATCCATAGTGCAGCGCGAAAACAGCGGCTTTAAGCTGCGGTTCGCCAAATCTACCCTGCGCCGTTATAACATTCAGCCAGATATGGCCGCCTGCGTGGTTGTGTCTGGCAACAGTATGGAACCAGTTCTACCAGATCAGGCTACCGTTGGCATCGATACCGCTAACACCAAAATCAAAGATGGCGATATGTACGCCATTGATCATGGCGGCATGCTGCGGGTAAAGGTGCTATACCGTTTACCAGGTGGCGGCATTCGGCTGCGCAGTTTTAACCGGGATGAATATCCGGATGAAGATTACGCGGCAGAACAGGCCCATGAGGTAAAGGTGCTTGGGCGGGTGTTTTGGTATTCGGTTCTTAGATAGCAAATTAAGGAGGCACGGATGCGTATTAATACCAAGGCTAGACTAGACAAATCCATCAATAACTTTATCGGTATCATCGAAGGCATAGCCATAGATGGTAAGATAAACGAACACGAAACAAACTTCCTTAACGACTGGTTAGCCGAACATCGGGAAGTTCTGCACAGACACCCTTTTAACGAAATCGCACCAGTTGTTGAGGCTGCAATTGCAGACGGCATACTAACAGAAGAAGAACGCTCCAATATTCTTTGGCTATGTGAAAAGCTTACATCATCAGATTATTTCTGCTTTATAACCGGCAGCATGCAAAGGCTGCACGGGATTATGGCTGGCATTGCTTCTGACGGCAAAATTACCGAGCATGAATTGCGAGGGTTACGTAGCTGGCTCAATGAGCACGAGCGCTTAAAAACCATTTGGCCATACGATGAAGTTGATTCTCTTATAACATCAGTAATGGCTGACGGTGTAATTGATGAAGCAGAACATAAAATGCTGCTGCAGTTTTTTATGGAGTTTACAGCACTTGCTGATGACGTAACTCTAACCTCGCCCACTGTCGATGGTGAAAACATATTCGGGATATGCGCAAGCTGCCCGGATATAGAGTTTAATGGCCGTACTTTTTGCTTTACCGGTGAATCTGCTAAATTTAAGCGCAATGATTTAGCTCAGCAGGTTATTGATCGCGGCGGTTTTTTTGTTAAGTCCGTATCTTCAAAAGTTAATTATCTCATAGTTGGCGCAAACGGTAACAGATGCTGGGCTTTCTCTTGTTATGGCCGAAAAATTGAGGAGGCCGTTAACCTTAGGCGAAAAGGCCACCCTTTAATGATCATTCATGAAAATGACTATCACGATGCAATTCAGGATTAACTGAAACAGTTTACCAATCAACCCGCTTCGGCGGGTTTTTTATTGCCTGAAAAAATAATGTAGGTTTTCCTTCCCTCACCTATTGACACTTTATGTAGGCTAACCTACTCTTTACCTACGAAACGAACGTAGGTGAACCCCATGAAACCACTACCAGACTACATCAACACCACTAAGCGCCAGCCGCTGGATCGCTTAACAGCCATTCTGGCCGCTGTAGTAACCGTGCTGTTTGTTGCAGCCGTGGTATGGGGGCGCTAATGAACCAGCCTAACGCCATTACCGAACTGCAGCGCCTGGCAGAAATCATCACAGAGCAAGACCTGCGCATGATGATCAGCCACGGCGGTGCGAACAGTGCTTACCAATACATTCAGCTTGCAATCGGCGCCCGCGTTGAGCAACTGCAGCAAATGGAGGAAACCTTAAAATGATCGCCACCACCCTAACCCAGGCTGCGCAGTTAAAAGCCGCATCTACAGTGCCAATGGTTATCCAAAACCACCCGCAAGGCTGGGAGCTGGTTAGCCGGTACAACACGCTAACTGCTCAGCAAAAAGCGGCGCTATGGGCGCTGGCTAGCATGGTTAAAGCGCAACGCGGCACATATCGAGTGCACTACGCTGTGGCGCCTATTTTCTTTGAGCAGTGCGGTGTGGCGGTTAAAGGCGGTGGCCTGGCACTGGCCCGCCAGCTGGAGCAGTTAAGCCTGCTGAAATGCTATGTAGGCAAATTTTGCCTGACGTTGGCAGCTGTAAACCTTATCGAATCTGAAACCACCGAGATTGCGGAGCACTAACCATGACTAATGCAGCACTAAAAATGGCAGCGCCGGGCGAACTGTGCGCACACAGCAAAAAACTAATGGCCTTTTGCCAAACCACGGCCAGAAGCCTTAAAGCGATGCGCCAGCATATTGGCGTAACGCACGAGCGCATGGACGCACTACTACGCGACATGCTGGCACAACGCCTGATCTGGAAGCAAAGCAACGGCATGTATAAAACCTGCACCAATAAGCTGCAGTTTCTTGATGAACAGCCAGCCGCCAATAGCCTGTTAGCGCTGGCAGATGATGCCGAGCAAGCAAAGTATGATGCCGATCTAAACAATCAATGGGATACCGCATGCACAGTAGCTGATGGCGAACTGGCCGCTGCAGAGGCAAATGCATTAGAGCAAATGGCCACCGAGGCTTCTGCTGCAGATGATGATGTAACCGAGCTGGATATTGATATTGCAGAACAGCAGCTCGGTACCAGCTTTGCCACCGCGCCGGAATTCGAACCCGCCACCTATGATCTGGGCGCTATGGCCGCAGAGTTTGAAGCCGAGCAAGAGCGTGGCGACACTCACCAGGTAGATAACATTACCGCCAAACAGCGGGCCATTAACTACTGCCAAATGCTGTTATCGCCAAAAAGCACCGAGCTACGCCGCTGCCTGGATGAACTGCAAATGGATCTGGCGGTTATTGCCCTGCAGCAAGAGCGGATGCCGGCATGACCAAAAAATACAACATCATCTACGCCGATCCGCCATGGCAATTTAACAGCGTAAAGTCTGGCGGCAGCATGAAATCAGGCGCTGCAGCTAAGTACAATGTTATGTCGCTGGAGCAGTTAAAAGCCCTCGATGTGCCGGCGCTGTGCGAAAAAGACTGTGTGCTGATCATGTGGTACGTAAGCAGCCAGCCACAAGAGGCGCTGGATCTGGTTAAAGCCTGGGGCTTTACCATCAAAAATATGAATGCGTTTATCTGGCGCAAACTATCCACAAACCTGATCCCGCACTTTGGTATGGGCTACTGGACCCGCGGCGGTGCTGAGTGTGCATTGCTGGCCGTGCGCAGCAAACCTAAATCGGTGTGCAAAAGCATTCGCCAAGTGCGTGATGAACCCGTGGGCGAACACTCAGAAAAGCCAGGCATCTTCCGCGACGACATTGTAAAGCTGTGCGGCGACCTGCCCCGCCTTGAAATGTTCGCCAGAACTGCACCGGCCGGCTGGGATGTGTTTGGTAATGAGGTCGAAAGCTCTGTTGATATCGCAGGCAATGAACCCGCGACAAAATGCGTCGAGGAAACTGGTACCGACATTGATGGCGGTACCAAAGCGCTAACCATACCTACGGTTGAGTTCACCAGCGAACAAATAGCAGATCAGCTGGCCAGTGGCAAACTGCCCTTTACCGGTGACCACCTGGCGTTAATGCTGCAGTTAGACGGTATGTTTGGTAAGCGCGGCAGCTACACCACCAGCCAAATCCGCGCCGCAGTTTTGGCGTTTGACGAACCCGGCATGGTAACCAAAGCGGGTGAAGTGGTTGCGGCCGTGCAGCCAGAAGCGACTGAAACAACCGAAGAACAAACCGCTATGTTTGAACACTTCGATGAAGCAATGGCAGCAGGAACTGAACCGGTACCAGAGCCAGAAGCCGAACCCGCACCCGCCGTTATCACCAGCAAAACTGGCAAGGTTAAATCTGATGATGCCGAAGTGTTTTTTGATCAACTGCAAATACCGCAAAACGTCAGAACGATAAGCGCGAAATGCCCCGACACCGGAATTAGTCGCAGTGGCTATGCTATTTGGGCAAAAGGCTATTTCAGTGCCGGCAAGATCAATGGCATAGGCATTAGAACAACTGGCGATTTTAAAAAGGGCTATTTCTACGAGCCAACGTTGGTGGTTTTTTACCAGGGTAAAGATGTAGGCGAATACACCAACTGGCCAGAAGCACTGGCAGCGTTAGACGCCCTACTGCAGTCAGACCCAGAGGCCGAACCGCAGGGCGAAGCACACCCATTTTTTACCGGCTTTTACGGTGGTAACGCCACCTACGCGCCAACCGTTCCCGACAAAGTAGCCAAGGTTAAAACCTTTACTCTGGAACAATGCCAAGCCGCATTAAAGCTACCGCACCTACAAAGCACCGTAGTAGCGGCAGTACAAGCGCGGATCCGTAAACTGCATAAGGAGCAGCAGCATGAAAACCCTATTAGTTGCTGAGCATATGCTTTCAACGGGCAGATCATACACCGCAAGCTTGCTGGCTAATGAGCTATCTATTTCTGCAGTTGAAGCATCGGGCAAGTTATTCAACATTCGAAATTCTAAGAAATACACTTGCCAGGTAACCCCATTGCCGGGCCGTAAAATTAGGGTTTTAGCAATTAGTGGCAGGAAAGTATCGAAATCAGCACTTTGGAACTTGGCGCTTTTTGGTAAACCATTACAAGGAACTGCAGCATGAAAAACAAATTATCCGACTTAAACAACCACCTGTTTGCACAGCTTGAGCGCCTGGGTGATGAAAAGCTTAAGGGCGAAGAACTGGCCAAAGAAATTGAACGCAGTAACGCCATAACCTCAGTTGCAAAAGAAGTGATCAGTAATGCCCGGCTGGTACTGGATGCCCAGCGTCAATACGACAGCGGCAATATGCACCGGCCACACGAACTGTTAGAGGTAAAAACCAAATGACTCGCAGCGTTTACTCAGAAAAAATGCTCGATTTTTTAAGGGCAACTTATCCAAAAATGGGCATACCCGATTTAACCGTTGCGTTTAATCACCAATTTGGCACAGATAAAACACCTAAGCAGATTAAAGGCGCCCTAAGCAATAACAAAATTCGCTGTGGCCGCAAAACCGGCTCTATTCTGCGCGGCAGGTACCGCCTTGTATCGCCAGAACAAGCTGCTTTTATCGCAGAGGGCTATAAAAAATGGACCTTAGAACAGCTAACAGAAGAATTTAATAAGCGCTTTAACGACAACAAAACCGTTAAGCAAATACGTGGCTTTACCCGCAACCACAGCGTTAAGTCTGGCCGCACAGGGTGTTTTGAAAAGGGGCATAAACCACACAATACCGGATTAAAAGGCTGGCAGCCTGGTGGTAGAGCTCAAAGCAACCAATTTAAAAAAGGCCATCTGCCAGTCAATCACCGGCCAGTAGGCTCCGAGCGTATTTGCAGCAAAGACGGTTATGTAATGGTTAAGGTTGCCGAACCCCGCACGTGGCGCATGAAGCACATTATAGAGTGGGAAAAGCACCACGGGCCAGTACCAAAAGGCCACTGCCTTTGGTTTAAAGATAACGACCGCACCAACTGGCACATCGATAACCTGATGCTGGTTACCCGGGCGCAAAAAGCGGTGATCAACAAATTAGGCATGGGCACAGTACCCGCCGAAGCTAAACAAGCAGCAGTGTTACTGGCAGATTTAACTATGAAGCGCAGCCAAATTTTACGGGAGCAGGCAGCATGAAAACCCCACAAATTCTTACCGGCCAACAGGCCATTGACCAGTTCGGCTTGAATGCGCTGATTGAATGCCGCGTAGCAATTACCACCGAGCTTAACGGCTTGGGCCATAGCGTTATGCAGATAGGCGTTATTGCGGATCCGGACAACTGCTTTATAGACCTCAGCGACGAACCGGCGGTGCTGTACGTTGAAATAGAGCAAGACGACGACTGGATCCTTCACCCGATAATGGCCGATGAACAGTTTGTTTTGCTGGATGATAAAAATCAGCCGGCAAGTAATGAGGTGTTAGCTCGGCGCGTGGTTGAGTTAACAGAAACCGTTACAGTTCTTGACAATCAGTTGGCAGCTAAACCTAGTGATAGCGGATATCAGGCTTTGATTCATGAACGGGATATTTTAAAGGCAGATAAAGAACGATTGGAGGCTCAAGTAAAAAGATTCGCTGACGCTTATATCCATCTACTAGGAATCTTCGGCGCCATACCAGCCAAAGCTGCAACTGATGTAATTTTAGAGCGTAAACGCCAATTCAACATTGAGGGTTGGTCACACGAACATGATGACCAGCACGACACTGGTGAGCTGGCTGCTGCTGCGTCATGTTACGCAAACTACACACAAGCATACCCTGAAAGTTCCCCACCTCCGCACTGGCCCTGGTCGAAAGATTGGTGGAAACCAAAAGATAAGCGAAGCAATTTAGTAAGAGCTGGGGCATTAATTCTTGCCGAAATTGAACGCCTTGATAGATCAACTAAGGGTGCCAACTGATGGATAACAACAAAATAAACCAAATGCTGTTAGCGGCGAACGGATCCAATCACGTTGGCGAATACCCCTCTGGTAGCTACAGCCCCATGCCTAACCGTGTTGGTAGTGTCCACGCAGTTTCTGACTTGCAGGAAATATTAAAGCTAAAGGCGCAGGTTGAGCAGTTGCAGCAAGAGTTATCCGCTGAGCAGGAGATGGTTAGTAATTATCACGATACTAACTCTGCCTTGGCGGCGCAGGTTGAGCAGTTGCAAAGGACTACGTTTGAAGTTGTTTGTGCTTCAGCAATTTTAGGCGTACCAATTCACGAAGAGGAAAGCCACAAATGCCTTGCCGCCCGTGATGCAGAGGTTAAGGCGTTAGCATTTGAGCAGGCAGGAATACCAAAGAAAGCCAAGGCAGGCTGTATCGGTGAATTCAAATTCACTATAGAGGGCGCTCGCTGCTGTCCAGAGTGCTACAACAATGGCCCTGCTAACGACTGCGAAATGTGCGGCGGTGAATCGGGAGAAAACGGCGTTTCAGACTTAACTGTTTCTGTTCCATGGGATTTGTGTAAAGAGATTTGGCTGACAATGAATCAATTTGCAGCGAATGAACTACGCCAGCAGGCTAAGGCAGGTGCGTGATGTTAAGTCTTATTCAGCAACCAACATCAGATACATGCACATCTGCATGCCTTGCCATGTTAACCGGCATACCGGTTGATAAAGTGATTAATGAGTTTCACCAAGGATATTTCAATAGGGATCTAAACCCTTGCGATTACTTAGCAATCAAAGGGATCCAGCACACTGTCAATTCAAACCCTTACAATAATAATTGCGATTGGGGTTGCGCATATCTTGTAGCAGTGCCGTCACTAAATATTGAAGCCGGTATGCACAACATAATCATCGACTGCACCGGTGATGAAATAGCAATACTCGACCCATGCAAAGGTCGTGATGGCAAAAAGCATTATATCAACTGGACGCAAGAGCCAACTGGCAACGAAGTAAACCTGAAAATATGGATGGTTGAGTTGGCTGTGCCAAAGGCTGCGCTGCATCAGTTTAAGGATGGTAAGTGATGAACAAAGAAACAATAAAAGAACTGGCGCTTGCCAACGGCTTTAAATTGAAAGAGCAGCCGGATGGCACAATGGATTTAAATCCGTATGCCTTTGAATTTGCAGCAGCGCTTGAGCGTGTAGCAACAGCTGAGTTAAAGGTGCAGGTTGAGCAGTTGCTTAAGCCGGCAAAAGAGGCGGCAGAGGCTCTTGGTTTTGCATCACACCACCTGCGCGGCAGAGTAAGCGAAAAAATGCTAATGGATATGGCAGAAAAAGCAGACGCATTGATCGGCGCGATAGGTTCAACACCAGCCCAATGCCTTTCAGAACATGACGCAGTTGTCGGCCGCAAGGCTTTCATTGCCGGTGTAAATGCAACTGGCCAAGGCTATAACGGTGAGCTCGGTTTAAGCGATGATGAAATTATTGATTTAGCTGAGCTCTATGTTAGTCGCAAAATACGGCAGCAGGCTAAGGGGGAGTGATGGAATACAAGTTCAAAGCCACACACCACGGCAGTTTACACGGCATACCCTGCTGGATTGATATGAGTGATGAAGTTGCACCAGGAATAAAAGCTAAAGGCGGTTTTATTGGCGAGATTGCACTGGATTTTATGGAGTTGCTGTTTGGCTGCTTTATATGGTGCGCAACGGCATTAAACCCTGATTATGAACCAATGTATGCGATTAAAGTTGGCAAAGCTGTTAGTGAAGATAAGGCAGGTGCAGCATGAGCCAGTGCATAATTTGTGGCAGCAAGAAACTGAAACACCAGGCTGACGATTTGCGTATGCGTTGCGATACCGTCGAATGCATTGATTGCGGTGTCTTGTGCCCGGCAACGCCATGGCGCGATGCAGAAACAAGAATAGCAAGGCTCCATGACAGTGCTTATCGAGCCGGCAAAACTGCTGGCTGGAATGAAGCTAATAACGAAATCAACGAGGCAAAACGCACTGGTGAGCTGGTGCTAATGCTGCCGCATACGGGGTAAGTGATGCGCTATATCACCCAAGGCAGCGAAAGCCCGGAGCGATACGAACTGCTGATTAGCCTAACGCGCATCAGCAGCGAGGATATCAAAGCAGCATTAAAAGACCACCTGGTAACAGGGCTGGCCGATGCCACTGCAGCAGCAGTTAACGGTGTACCGCTAAGCAACTTTACCCGGGCGTTAAAAACACTAAATTACACAGCGGCCACAGTTGAGAAAATAAAAGAACTCGACTGGGCGCGCTTTAAATCAGTTAACTGATAAGTTTTAAGGATTAGAAATGGCAAGAGGCATCAACAAGGTTATTTTGGTCGGCAATCTGGGGCAGGATCCGGAGGTTCGTTATATGCCCCAGGGCGGCGCAGTAGCAAACCTGAGCATTGCCACCAGCGAAACCTACAAAGACAAAGCCACCGGCCAGCCAAAAGAGGTAACCGAGTGGCACAGAGTGGTAATGTACGGCAAGCTGGCAGAAATCGCCGGCGAGTACCTTCGCAAAGGTTCAAAGGTGTACATCGAGGGCAAGCTGAAAACCCGAAAATGGCAGGACCAACAAGGCGTAGAACGTTACACCACTGAGATTGTGGCGAACGAACTGCAAATGCTGGATGGCCAGCCACAACAACCGGCGGCAGCGCAGGGTCAACGCAACAATAATCAGGGCGGATACAGGAGATAA